AGCATCACTACTGCTACTTTTTTTGGCACTAGCCCTTTTTGGGACTTGAACGCAGCGTATTCGGGTTCTTCTGTTACTATTGGTAATCTCTACGGATTACGACTAACAGCCCCTAATTCACAGACGAATACCACAGTAACTAATAACTGGGGTATTTCCCAAGAGTGGGCAGACGCTAAGAACTATTTTGCGGGCAACCTGCTGGTGGGGACGACGACTACACCTCACCCGGAAGCAAAGCTATCTGTTAGCGGCGGCGGAATTCAATATGACGAGTATGTATCATTTGCAGATACCTCGCCAAATGGAAAAGTTTTTACGATTACGGGCGGCAGTAACGGAAATAGTGCGTATTTAGAGTTAGAAGTGGTTACATACGAAGGATATAGGAAAGAGGTGTTTTTCTTTTATAATAATGCCGGGACATGGATAGGAAATGTTAGAAGCACAGCTACTGATGGCACAGCCCCTACATTCACAAAATCAGCCAATGGCGCAACTATCACGGTAACGGTCGCATCAACTACGTCGTACACACCTCGCATGGTGGTGAAAATGACGTCAAATATTACGGTTTCGTAAGGAGCTTGGCGTGTGTCCCAGCTTGACCTTATTACCGGCCTTTGGCCGATCTTTATCGGATTCATCACGCTGGTAATCGTATTGGCAAAGAGGCACGCAGACGTGGAGACCATCAAAGAAAAGATTAGGGTGCTCTTCGATTTGTGGAACAATCGAAACAACTAACAGAGGGCAATAAACTATGGACACGATCCTGGCTTTCTTTGAAGCATTCCCGGCATGGCTCACGGCCATCACCAGCGTTGTCACGGCAGCAACGGCCATCACGGCGCTCACGCCGACCAAGACCGACGACAAGTACATTTCCATCCTGCTCCGTGGTTTGAACCTGCTGGCAGGCAATGTGGCGAAAAACAAGAACGCGGATGATGTGTGATGTGGCAGGCGCTAGTAGCTCCGGTTGCTAACCTCCTCGACCAATTCGTCGAGGACAAGGACCAGAAAGCTCGCTTGGCGCATGAAATTGCTACGATGGCGGAACGCCATGCGCAGGAAAGTGCGCTGGCGCAGATTGAAGTGAACAAGGCTGAGGCTGCATCACGGAACCCCTTTGTAGCCGGATGGCGTCCTTTCGTTGGTTGGACTTGTGGAGTGGCGCTCGCATGGCATTTTGTGCTCGCGCCCTTCGTGATATTTGTTGCAGCGTGGTCTGGGGTACAATTACCCGCATTGCCCGAGTTCGACATGGACAACTTGATGACGGTGTTGCTGGGGATGCTGGGGCTAGGCGGCCTCAGAACCTGGGAGAAATCCAAGGGGCTGGCAAGATGAGGACGAGCGATGAAGGAATCTCCCTTATCCGCTACTTTGAGGGTTGTCGCCTGGACGCTTACCTGTGCCCTGCTGGTGTGTGGACTATTGGCTATGGTCACACTCGGTCTGTTAAGCAAGGTGATGTAATTGACCAAGAGCAGGCGGAAGCTCTGCTCATCGAAGACCTTGAAGAGTTTGAAGGCTACGTCAACAGCATGGTCGAGGTGGCCCTGAAGCAAAACGAGTTTGACGCTCTGGTATCATGGGTCTTTAACCTTGGGCCGGGCAACTTCAAGGAGTCCACGCTCCTCAACCGGGTTAATTACGGACCCATGTCCGATGTGCCTCACCAAATACAGCGGTGGAACAAGGCTGGTGGTAAGATATTAGAAGGGCTGGTTAAGCGGCGAGCTGCGGAAGCCGCGTTGTGGGAAGGCAAAGACTGGCGTGAAGGAGCCTGAACCGTGGAAGACATCACCCACCGCGAGATTTATGACCGGCTGGTCGAAGTTGAATCAAAAGTCGATAAGCTCGACAAGAAAACCGACGCAGTAGTAAACGCGTTTGAAGCGGCAAAGGGTGCCTTCACGGTACTTGAGTTCCTCGGGAAACTGGCAAAGCCACTCTTGTGGATCGCCGGTCTATCAACGGCAGCGATGGCTGCCCTTGAGCACTTCAAACTTCGCTAAGGAGCGACTCCCATGATGATGAAGAAGTCCGGCATGAAGCCTAAGTCCTACCAAAAAGGTGGCATGGTCAAGCCGTTCAAGACCTGCGCATCCTGCCCAACCCCCGCCAAGTGCAAGCGAGCAGGCAAGTGCGCTAAGCGTGCTAGTGCCTAAAGGCTCCGCCTAGGAGTTGCCATGTCGGGCGTCAAAATCACAAGATTTTTGGGTAAGGCGCCAAAGATTTCTTCGGAGCTTTTGCCCGACACGGCAGCGCAGGTAGCCAGCAACTGCAAGCTGTACTCTGGGGATTTGATCCCCTACCCGGAGCCGGTGGTTGTCGATAACCTCAATCGCACCGGCCCAATTAAAACGATCTATGTGCTGCGCGACCCGAGTACGGGCGATCTTGCGTGGTTGTCCTGGGCCACGGATGTGGACATCGCCGTCGCGACGGCAAACGACAACGACGAGCAGCGCTTCTACTACACGGGCGACGGGGTTCCGAAGGTCAGTAATTACTTACTCGCCACGACCGGGGCGCCGCCCTACCCCGTGGATTATTACGAGCTGGGCCTTCCTGTCCCGCCCGACTCGGCGACCCTGACCACCAGCGCAGCGACTTTCACCACCAAGGCCACGGCGACCTACGCTCGGGATGCGGGCAGCATCGCCACTATCGTGACCTCGACACCCCACGGCTTGCGCACTGGCAATACGGTGTCCATTACCGGCTTTAGCTACCTCACGGGTACTTATAACCAAGCCGGTACGACGACCATCACGGTGACGCTCACGGCCCACGGCCTGTCTAACGGCGCCTCGGTTACGCTGGACTTCACCTCGGGCACGGCGACCGATGGCACCTTCGTCATTTCCAACGTGACGGCCAACACCTTCGACATCACCGCCGATGTGGCGGCGACCACCAGTGGCAACGTCAACTGGAACATCAGCAACTTCAACACCTCCGGGTCCATCGTGACGGTCGTCAACAGCACGACTTTCACCTACTTCAGCCCCGGTTTTGCAGTTGCCACTACGGCCTACACCGATGGCCGCGTTGAGCTTGGGGGCCTTACCCAGTCTCGGACCTATGTGTTCACTTGGTTCACGCCCTGGGAAGAAGAGTCCATCGCCTCCAAACCCTCAGCAACTTTGTACGAGAAGGAAGGGGTTACCGTTACCGTGAGTAACATGCCCACGGCGCCGCCGTCTGGGCAGAACTTTGTGCGTGGTGTACGGCTCTACCGCACGATCACCTCCACGGCGGGTACGGAGTATTTCCGCCTGCAGACCCTGTGGTTCCCCACGGCCCTGCTCACTGTGCAGCGCACGAGCAACGTATCGCGTGTAACCCTGCTGTATCCGCACAACTTCGGCATCGGTGATCGCTTCAAGATCAGTGGCTGCACGGACGCCACCTTCGACATTACCGGCGGGATCGTTACGGACCTCATCGACGACAACACCTTTGAGTACGCGCAGGTTGCTGCGAATGTGCCGTCTACGAGCGTGGGTGCTGGCACCCTGTACCACGATGTGTCTGAGAACCCGCCGACCACGGCGGCGCGCTACTGGGGTGATTCAACCTACGACTTCACGGACGATTTCGACTCCTTGGCGCTTACGGACATTCTGGCTTCGGACGAGTACGACCCGCCCCCGGATAATCTTGAGGGTCTGACGACCATCCAGAACAACATCCTTGCGGGCTTTGTGGGCAACCAGTTGTACTTCAGTGAGCTGGGCCTGCCGCACGCGTGGCCCCGTCGCTACGTCGAAACCATCGAACACGACATTGTGGGCCTCGCCGCCATCAGCGGCTCCGTGCTGGTGCTGACGGATTCTTACCCCTATATCGCCACCGGCTCCGATCCGGCCAATATGTCGGTCTCGCGCATCGACGTTCAGTACCCCTGCCTCAACCGCAAGAGCATAGTGAATATGGGCTACGGGGTGGTGTACTCCACCCACGATGGGCTGGCGATGTATTCGCCCAGCGCAGGCCCGCAGATCATCACCAAGTT